ACCCGCATCGTCGAGGCGCGCGCGGCCGTGGCCCAGCTCGAGGCCGAGCTCGAGGCTCTGGTGGGGGAGGGCGGGGCGCGCCCGGCCAAGAAGGAGCCGGAGCGGGCGTCGAAGGCGGCGGCGCCGGCGGCGAACGGGCGCCACGGCCGCAAGCCCGACCCTGTCCGCGACAGGATCGTCGCCCTGGCCAAGAAGGGGCTCGGTCGCGTCGAGATCGCCAAGGAGCTGGGGGAGGACCTGGTCAAGGTCGCCAACCACCTCTACCGCGCCCGTATGGCCGGGGATCTGCCGCCGCGGCCGAAGAACGGAGCCAATCCCGGCCCAAAAGCGGGGGCCGCGTGACGAGCGCGGCTCTCATCGCCCCGGCGGTGCCGGACCTGGTGCTGCCGCCCGGGTTCGACCGGCTGGGCGAGACCATCCAGTGCGGGCCGGAGCGGGGCGCGCCGGCGTTCAAGGACCGCGTCAGCCCGGACGAGCCGTCCAACAGCAAGAGCCTGCGCACCCTCGCTGCCGCCGACTTCGTCCCCTGCGCCCGCTGCGGACTGCGCGGGCACGTCGCCGGCGACGCTGACCGGTGCATCGGTCTGCGCTCGACGGGCCTGGGCCAGGCGCAGGAGGTCCTGTGACCGCACCGGCCTGGGGCGCCATCTGCCAGCACGCGGCCGTCAACGCCGTCACCAACGCGGCCGGCAAGGTCATCGGCGGGCAGTGCCGCTACTGCCTGTGCGTGGTCTACGGCGTCGGCACCTGCGAGGGCTGCGGGCGGCTTGATGCCCGGCTGCGGGTGTGCGTCGACGGGCACAGGTTCTGCGACGACGGCTGCAAGAAGGTGCGGCTGGACAAGGCGCGGGCGGAGCGGGAGCTGGCGAAGGCGCGACCGGGGACGCGGCTCGCATGAACCACATCCGCAACATCAAGCCCGAGTTCTTCACCGACGAGGACGTGGCCAACCTGGGGCCGCTGTGCCGCCTGCTGTTCATCGCCCTTTTCACCATGGCCGACCGGGCCGGGCGCCTGGAGCACAAGCCGGGTCAGATCAAGGCCAATTCGCTCCCGTATGACGCCATCAACATCAACACCCTCATCGACGAGCTGGCCACCGCGCGCTTCCTCATTCCCTACGAGGTCGGCGGCCGGCGCTACCTACAGATTCGCACGTTCGGCGAGCACCAGCGGCCCAACCACCGAGAGCCAGCGTCACGGATCCCGCCTCCTCCGGAGGAGCTGTGGATCGCACCGACACTGCCCTCCGGGGTGGGCCATGGCGAGCCCGAGACCGACACGCCCGGGTACGCCCGGGCAGGCCCGGGCACAACCGCAGGGAAGGGAAGGGAAGGGAAGGGAAGGGAAGAAGAACAAGAACGCCCGGGCGGACCCGGGCTCGTTGTCGCCAGCCTGCTTGAGCAAACGCTTTGCGCGTTCAAGACCGAGTGGGAGCACCGGTATCACGCCGAATACGTGCCGTCGGCTGCCGACAAATCGAGCCTGGGAAGGCTGTTGCGGGACCTGCCAGCGACCGTGATCGCCCAGCTACCCGCCTGCTTTTCGCGATATCTCGCCGACGAGGATCCGTTCATCGCCGGCGCCAGGAGACATGACCTCTGGTGGTTCTGCGCCAAGGGCCAGGGCTGGAATAAATACCGCGTTGTGGCGCCGGTTCTGTCCGGGCGTGAGGCCACCACCCTGGCCGCTGGACAGCAGTGGCTGGAGATGACCGAGGGCAGGAGGAGCCCCCATGGACGACACTGACCGACCGAGGTTCGCCGAGCTGGTGACGGTGCTGGCGATGAACTACCGCGTGGAGGCGTCGACGGCGCTGTTCCAGCTCATGTGGGAAGGGCTGGAGGACCTGCCGTATGACAAGGTGCGCGCTGCCTGCCAGAAGGCGACGCGCGAGGAGCAGTGGATGCCCACCGTGGCTCAGCTGCGGGCCCTGGCCCGCCCCGTGGTGCTGCCCTATCACCTGCCGGCCGAGCCGCAGCTCGAGGCGATGGAGACGTGCAACGCGCACCGGGTGAACCCGCGAGCGCCGGTGGCGGAGCTTGTGCCCTGGTGCCGCAAGTGCAAGCGGCTGGGGCTGCCGGGAATGGCGGGGGGCCCGAAGCTCCTGGAGGCGCGGCGCAGGTGACCGGCGGCGAGCTGCTGCCGTGCCCGTTCTGCGGGGGGACCGACGTTGCGGCTGGGTGGTGGACAGTTGCGTGCCGCTGCGGAGCCGAGGTGAGCCCGCAGCTCAAGGACCAGCCCGATGACAATGCCGCCGCCGTCGCCGCCTGGAACCGGCGCGCGCCTGACCTGGCCACGGCGCTGCGGGAGCGGGACGCCCTCCGCGCCATCCTGCGGGACTACGTGGACGTGGACATGGGCACCGGCATCCGGCCGCGGGCGGCTGCGCTGCTCGACGAGATCGCCGCGCGGGCGGGCAAGCCGTGAGCCGCTGGCCGGTCGGTCGCAACGCGTGGGTCGAGCGGCAGGACCAGGACACGGACGTATTGAAGGACCGCATCGCCGCGCTGGAGGGCCACGTCCAGTCGCTGCGCGAGCTGTGCAGGGTCCTGCAGACGGAGCGGGACGAGGCCCTCGAAGCCGCCGCGCGGGCGAAGGGGGAGGGGTGATGACCACGACCGACAGCCCGCCAGCGTGCCTTCACGATCCGGGGCTCGCGACGCTGACCAGGGACACGCTCCGCTGCCTGTACGTGTGGCACTGCTGGAAGTGCGGGCGCCTCATGGAGACCCAGACCGAGGTCATCGCGCTGCTGCCGGCGCGAGACAGGGTGCTCTGGCCATGACCGCGCACAGCCCGGGGCCGTGGCGGTGGACCGGAGGCGCCCTGCGAGCGCCTGACAGCTCGCCGGTACTTGACATCAACCTGCCCGCTGAAGCAGCGCACTTCGTTGTTCGCGACGCCGACGCCCGCCTCATCGCCGCCGCGCCGGAGCTATTGGCGGCGCTGCGGGAACGGGTGGACGCATGCACTGATTGCGTCTCGGTCGAGCTGCGCTGTCCTGAATGCCAGGCAGACCGCGCCCTCATCCGCCGCATCGAGGGGGAGGCCGGGACGTGACGGCGCCCGCTTTGTACGCCCCCTTACCGCGTTAGACGCGCAATCCCCGTTGGTATCCGGCCCATTCTCCCGATGATTGGCGGGTGGTAGGTGGCGGTCTGGGCGGCAGCAACGAGCCCCCGCCACACCCGTCCCCGCTGGCCCGCCGGCACGCCTTGGTCCTGGCCGAGCTGCGCCTCGAGGTGGACCGGCGCGAGCAGATCGGCCGCGCCATCGCCGGCGCCTTCGAGGTGCGGGCCCGCCAGTTCGTCGTCCGCCGCGCCGCCGTTCACGAGGCCGTGCGGGCTGCCCTCGACCTGCCCACCGTGGCCCCCTGGCTGCGCCAGCTCGTCACCCAGGTGGCGCGCGACATGGGCGCCATCCCGACCAAGGTGGCCAACCGGCGCCTGTTTCGCTGCATGTGCCGGCGCGGCCTGTCCGAGGCCATGGCGCTCGCCGAGTCGCTGCGCCACCTGCACCAGCGCCCACATGCACCCACGGTAAGGATGGTAAGGACGGTAAGGGTGCCGCTGGCCGCGTCGGTCGATTACGAGGCGCTCCTCGTGAGGGAGGCCATGCCGGCCGAGTTGCCGCCCGTCCGCATCGTGGACGAGGTCCGGGCCCAGATCGCCCAGGCCGCCGATCTGCGCGCCCGCATCGCCGAGGAGATCCTGCGCCTGTGGCGCCAGGGCCGCAGCATCAGGGGGATCGCCCGGGAGCTCGACGTCGACAAGGCCCGGGTGCACCGCATGCTCCTGGCCCTGGGCGTGAGCAAGACATCGGGCCGCAGGTAGATGCCCTCCGATCCCGGCAACGTCCTCGATATTCTGATGCAGGTCCTGGAGCGCGAGGCCACCCGCCTGCGCGACGACCACCCGGGGCCGCTTTCCACCTTCGAGCTCGACGTCGTGGTCAAGATGACCGCGGCCGTGCAGCGGGTGGAGGTGGCCATGCGCAATCCCGTGCAGCCGCCCAAGCTGGCCAAGCTGACCGACCGTGAATTGCGCGACAAGATCAGGGAGCTGGAGCTGGCGCGAGCGGCCTCGTGAGCAGCTTCCGCATCGTGCCCTTCGACGAGGGGCGCCACGGGCCGTTCGTGTATGACACCTTCCGCAAGACCCTGGCCGAGCAATGGCCCTGGTCGCTGTGCTCATCGCAGGCCCTGCTGGCCACCCTCAAGGGGGCGATCGCCAGCCCCGGCGTGACCACCCTCGTCGCCGAGGTGCCGGACGCCGAGGACGCCTTCGCCGGCTGGGCCTGCGTCGTGCCCGGAGGCCTCGACGCCCGCCCCGAGGTGATCTTCGCCTACACCCGCCATTCCTACCGGCGACGGTGGAAGGTCTGCCTGACGCTGCTCCTGCATGCGCATCTCGATCCGACTGCCCATCGCACGGCCGTGCGCTTCTGGACTCGGTGCACGGAGCGGATCGCGCTCAACAAGGGCTGGCCGCTTTATTTCAGGGTCACCGACGACCAGCAGGAGGCCGACGCATGACACGTATCCCGCTTCTGATGGTGACTTTCGTTCGCCAGCTCAACGGCTCGACCTTCCATGGCAAGGGAGCCATGGCCCTGCTGCCCGAGCTCGGCGTCGTGGAGCTGGAGGGGCTCTGGGTGCCGCTGGTGCACGTCCAGATGATGGTGGCCTTGCCCCCGGACCTGGTCGTTGACGCCGTGAAGCCGGCAGAGGAGCCCATTGTCGAGCAGCTACCGGCGGGCGGTCCTGACCCAGCTCGTGCGCGCCCTCGAGCAGCGAAGCGCAGCTGAGGGCACCAAGGCCTTCGACCCGCTGCCGCTGTGCCACCCGGGCCAGCGCGAGGCCGTGGCCGACGATACCCAGACCCAGGCCTGGGTGACCACCCGCCGCGCCGGCAAGTCACAGGGCGCGGTGCTGAAGGCCCTGCGCGTGGCCACCGCCACCCCGAGGGTGAACGTCCTTTACCTCTCCACCTCCATCAAGCGAGCGGTGAAAACGCTGTGGGATCTGCTGCTGGCCCAGAACCGCGACCACGAGCTCGGCGGCATCCCCAACCACACCCACCACGTCCTCGAGCTGCCCAACGGCTCGGCCGTGCACGTGAGCGGGTGCGAGACCAGGACCGAGGCGGACGCCTGGCGTGGCGTGCTCCCGCGGACGGCGCTGGTGTTCGTTGACGAGGGCCAGGACTGGAAGCCCGACCTGCTCGCCTACCTCTACGGCGACGTGGTGCTGCCATCGCTGGCGGACATCGGCGGGCACTTCTGCATGGGCGGCACGCCCGGGCCGCCGCGGGGCTTCTTCTATGACTTCAGCCGCGCGCCGGGGGTGGCGCTCCACGGCTGGTCCCTGTTCGGCAACCCCTGGGTCAAGAACGCGCGGGAGATGCTGGCCGAGGTCATGCGCGTGCGCGGCTGCGACGAGACCGACCCCAGCATCCGCCGGGAGTTCTTCGGCGAGTTCGCCACCGACAGCGTCCGCCAGATCTTCCCCTTCGATGACGCGCGCAACGGCTACGATCCCGGGGCCCGCCCGGCCGGCAAGTGGAGCTACGTGCTGGGCGCCGACTTCGGCACCGTCGACGCGGCTGCGGTGGTGGTCTGGGGCTACACCCCGCACAGCCCCGATCGCTGGGTCATCGAGACCCACAAGCAGCACGCGCTCGGCTCCTCGGCGCAGGTGGAGCTGGTCAAGGCGGTGGCGCAGCGCTACACGGACGGCCTGATCTCCAGCGTCGGTGACCCCGGCGGCGGCGGCAAGGGCCTCATCCTCGACCTGCGTCAAGAGCACCTCATCGCCATGGAGACGGCCGAGAAGCTGGGCAAGGCCTCCGCCTGCATCCTGCTGCGGGACGGGCTGCGCTCCGGCCGCGTCAAGATCCCGCGCACGGAGGTGGAGTTCATCGCCGAGCTGCAGGAGCCGGAGTGGGATCCGGAGCGGGTGGGGGAGGTGGTCCACGGCCACATGCCGGACCGGGTCGATGCGGCTCTTTACGGCTACCGGCGCCTGTCCGGGCTGCACCACTTCGCCGAGCCGGCCCCGGCCCTGACCGAGGAGCAGCGCCAGCTCGCCGCCGTCATGACCGCCCAGGCCCAGGAGGACGCCCTCCTGCGCGGCTGGGACGGCGGGGGCCGCTGGTGACGTCTCTGGGTGAGACATCGCGACGGGGGTATGAGCACCAAGTACCCCGAGAGCGAGAAGGCAGGATTCCACGGCAGCCACAGCCACGTGGCCCCGCCCCCGCTTCCCCCCGAGGAGAGCAAGGCGCCGCCGGCGCCCCCCGAGCTCGCGGCCGACAGCTTCCGCGGGATCGACAGGCAGCACAAGGCCCTGGCGCTGACCGCCGACACCCTCACCGCCGTGCGCAAGCTGTGCGCCGTCGCCTCCGAGTACCACCCCTCCGCGGGTGACTCCATCGGCGACCAGGCCCGGGCGCTGCTCGAGCGCCTGGGGTGACCGAGCAGGCCATCTACCTCGGCGACGGCACCGCCGCCGCCAACATCCTGCGCAACGCGCGGGTCAGCGCCGGCCTGCAGGGCTCGCCGCTGCAGTGGCTAGGCACCATCGTGGCCGGCCTGCTCGGCAAGCGCATCGACGTCACGCCGCCCGATCTGCAGCACGCCCAGCCTTTCGCCCGGGGGGTGCTGGCCGGCCTCGGCTTCGATCCGGACACCCACGAGCTCGGCCGGCGGCGCGGCCGGTGGCCGGGCTTCGTGGTACGGGACGCGGCCGGGCGCCCGGTCCGGTTCGTGAGCGGCAAGGAGCTGGCGGCCCTGCAGGTCGACGCGAGCTTCCTGGCCGCGTTCGAGCAGGAGGCGGCGTGATGGAGCTGGAGGCCTGGCTCAGGATGCTCCGCGACGCCGGCGTCAAGTGCGCCTCGCTGCCGGCCCCCGACGGCACCCTGGTCATGGTCGAGTTCTTCCCGCCCGCGCCCGTGCTCCACACCAGCGCGCCCGCCCCCGAGAGCACCGACGGCGACGCCATCGCGGCCCTGCGGCACCTCGAGGGCCTGGTGAGACCGAGGAGCAATGGCCAAGGCTGAAATCGACGAGTCCGAGGCCGACTGGTACTCGGGCAAGCCCGAGAAGCTGGCGCCGCTCGTCACCCGGCTCGAGCGCCAGCTATCCGCCGAGCGGTTCATCGACGGCGTCATCACCCGCATGTACTTCGGCCAAGGCGCCATCCCGGCCGGGGCGGCCATGTCCAGCTCCGGCGTGCAGCTGGCGTCGACCCTGGTGCGCGCGCTCGATTCGCTCACCGAGGAGAACGTGCTGGCCTCGGTCCTGGACGCCGCCGTGTCCATGGTCCTGCGCAAGCCGGCGTTCAAGGTGATCACCTCCGGCGGCAGCTCGGCCAAGACCATCGCCGCCCGGCGCATGTCGCGCCTTTTGAGCGGGATCTACAGCTCCTCCGGCCTCGAGGCGGCCACCCGCTCCATCGTGCTCGATTCCATGCGCTGCCAGGTGGCGGCCAGCAAGTGGTCAATCGGCCCCACCGGCAAGATCACCTGCGAGCGCGTCCTGCCGCATTGCCTGCTGTGGAACCCGGCCGAGGGCCCGCGCCCGCGCAACATCTACGAGCGCCACGCCGTGCCGCGCGCGCGCCTGGCTCGCCTGTTCCCCGACCGGGCCAAGGACATCCGCGAGCTGCCCCCTTACCAGCCTGACCCGGCCTTCCACCTCGACACCTGGGCGCATCAGAGTGACCGCGACCTGGTGGAGGTCGTCGAGGGCTGGCGCAAGAGCGAGGACGACGATCCCGGCCGGCACGTCATGGGCATCAAGATCGGAGATCCCCTCGAGGACGCGGAGTGGAACTTCCCCATCTGGCCGATCGTGCCGCTGACCTGGGGCGACAGCTACGACAGCCTGGCCGGCGATCCCCTGGGTCGCCGCATCCTGTCGTTCCAGAGGACGATCAACCGCATGGACCGCACCATCGACGAGGCGCAGAGCAAGGCCTGCCCGCCAAAGCTCCTGGTGCCCAAGGGCTCGGAGATCACCGGGTGGGACAACGCCGTCGGCGCCCGCATCGACTACGTGGCCGCGGCCGGGACGCCCACCATCATCGCCGGCGTCGCCCTGCCGCCCGAGTACTACAACCGCTTCGCCCAGAAGAAGTCCGCCGCCTACGAGCTCGCGGGCGTCTCCCAGAGCGTCGCCGGCGGCACCAAGGTCGCCGGGATCAGCAGCGGCCGAGGCCAGCGCGACGTGTTCGACATCGCCAACAGCCGCCTGGTCGAGGACGCGCAGCGCCTGGAGCGCTGGTTCGAGGACAACGCCACCGTGGCGATGGCCTTGATGCGCAAGGCCTACGACACGCCGGCCAAGCGCAAGCGGGCCCCCAACACCGCCCTCATCGACGAGGTGGACTGGGACGCGATCGCGGACATCAAGGAGGACGAGGTGCAGGCCCGGGCCTACATCACGTCGTCGATCCCGATGACGCCGGCGGCGCGGGCCGAGACCCTGGCCGAGCGGGTGGAGGCCGGCGTCATGACGGCCAGGCGCGCCCAGCGCTGGTACGCGGATCCCGACACCGCCACCCTCGAGGACGAGGACAGTGCATCCGAGGATCTGGTGCGCAAGATGATCGAGCGCATCCTCGAGGGCGGCACCCGCATCGCGCTCGAGCCGGTTCTCGGGCCCGACGGCCTGCAGATGGTGGTGGACCTGGGGGGCACCGAGCTCATGAAGGCCCTGTGCATGCCCGAGCCGCCCCCGGACGACCGCCTCGAGCTGCTGCGGCGCCTGATCGAGGAGGCCAAGCTGCTGCTGGGCCCGCCGCCGGCGCCGCCCGGGCAGGGGGCGCCCGCTCCCGACGCCGGCGCCTCACCGCCACCAGGCGCAGGCATCCCGCCCCCGCCGGGCCAGATGCAGTAACGCGCAAGAAAGGCCCCCATGCCCGACGCACCAGCCCCAGCCCCCGCGGCGCCCCCGGGGCCGCCCCCGGTCCTGACCACGGCCGAGCTCATCCAGGAGGTGGCCAAGGAGGCCGCCGCGGCCCCACCGGCCCCGGATGGTGCTGCACCCCCCGGTGACGCCCCGGCCGACGGCAAGCCGCCCGAGGCCAAGCCCGATGACGTGGCCCTGGTCCACCTGGCGCGCGAGCAGCGCCGCATCGACGGCCAGAAGCGCCAGCTGGCGGAGCGCGAGAGGGCGCTGACCGGCGCGGCCGAGGACGGCCAGCACTGGCGGGCGACCAAGGCCCTGGCCGCCGGCAAGGACCGGCTGCAGGCCGCCCGGGCCCTGTTCGGGAGCGACCTGACGGAGCTCTACTGGGAGCTGAACGAGGACGTGCTCAAGAACAGCGCGCCACCCTCCCAGGACGAGGTCATCGACCGGCGGGTGGAGGCCAAGCTCGAGGCCCGGCGCAAGGCCGAGGACGACGCGCGCGAAGCCGCCGCGACCAAGACCCGGGGCGAGGAACAGCAGGCCAGGGAGGCAAAGGCCACCCAGGTGCAGCAGGGCCTCGAGGTGGTGGTCAACGGCCTCAACGCGACCCTGCAAAAGGAGCCGGGCCGCTACCCGGCGCTGATGGCCGCGGTGACCGCCTACGGCAAGCGCGGCAAGGAAGCCGTCTCGCGGGGAGACATCGAGAGCTTCGTGAAGGACTACGTCGCGACCAAGAGCCTGTTCCCGTCCGACGAGGACATTCTCGGGCACTTCGACGCAGAACTTCGGGCGACCTTCGACGAGATCAGACCGGCGGGCGAGCAGACAGCGCCGGGCAGGACCGTGACATCCAGCTGGCGGGCGGACTCGCCTGTGAAACCGGACCGGGAGAAGTCCCTGGCCGAGATCACCCTCGAGGCCAAGCGCGAGGCTGGAATTCTCCGATAGGCGACACGACACACCCGCACCGTTAGGAGACCTCGAGCGGGGCAGAGCAGGGCCGGGCGCCGTTGGCGCTGGCCACACCCCCACGCATCCGCCGCGCACGGCGCGGCCTCGAGGTCTCCCATGTCTCTAGACGTCACAGCGGGTAATGCCGCGCTTCGTATCCGGTACGCCAAGGGGCTGTCCCGGATCCTGTTCGACGATCCCAAGCTCACGCCGTTCGCCAGCCAGATTGTCCGCAAGAAGGGCAAGCTGGTTGCCGGCGCGTTCGGGCAGAAGTTCGTCGTCCCCATCAAGTACAACGATCCCCAGACCGCTGCGGCCGACTACGCCACCGGCTACGCCGCCGCCGCCACCGCGTACGGGCAGAGCCGTTACGTGGCCTTCGAGGTGCTCCCGGTGCTCGGCTACTCGCACGCGCGGGTGACCGGCCCGGCCATCGTCCAGAGCGAGGACAAGACCTCTGCGTTCGTGGATCTCGGCTCCGAGGAGCTCGACGGCCAGCTGCGCGTCCTGCAGCGGAAGATGGCCGTGACCGCGTTCGGCACCGGCTTTGGCGACAGGGCCAAGATCAGCGCCGTCAGCGCGACCACCGTCACGCTGACCAACAAGGAAGACATCATCAAGTTCGAGGTCGATCAGCTGCTGGTGGCGGCAGCCTCGCCCGCGGCCGACGTCCTCAAGGCCACGTTCAAGACCACCGGCAACCGGATCACCGCCAAGAACGCGGCGACCGGCGTGCTCACCGTGGCCGGTGACGCCACCGCGACCTGGGCCGCGAATGACTACATCTTCATCCTGTCGGAGCGCCAGGACTCGGCCACTCCGGTCAAGGCCAACTGGTGGGGCGTCTCGGGCTGGCTCCCGACCGTTGCGCCGACCGCTGGTGACAGCTGGGGCAACGTGGACAGGTCCACCGATCCCAAGCTGCACGGCTACCGCTACGACGCCAGCGGCGACGGCAACATCCGCGACGGGCTCATCAAGGCCAGCGCGTTCATGTTCAACAACACCGGCACCATGGCCAACCCCGTGTGCTGGATGAACCCGATCGATTTCGCCCGGGCCACCATCCAGCTCGAGGCCGCCGGATCGAAGCTCTACACCCAGCAGGGGATCAACGCGAAGATCTCGTTCTCCCAGATCGACGTCTTCGGTCTGTCGGGCAAGTTCCCGCTGGCTCCGGACCCCACCTGCCCCAAGGGCACCGCGTACCTCCTGGACATGGACACCTGGTACGTGATCTACAGCGGTGACGACTTCGTCCACGTCATGAGCGAGGACGGCCTCGTCTATCGCAACGTGGCCGGCGCCGACACCTGGCACGCCTCGGCCCGCACCATGAGCAACATGGTCTGCGACGCCCCCGGCGACAACCTCGTGATCCTGGGCCTGCCGTAAATGCTCAACGCCGAGAAAAAGGGCGGCGTGGCCATCCTCATCGGGGCCCGGCCCGGTGGGGAGGCCAAGGACGAGGCTGCGCCCGACGACGGCGAGGAGACGGACACGGTCGGGGCGGGTGAGACCGCCGCGGCCAGGTCCATCATCAAGGCCATCGAGGGCGGCAACCCCGACAACCTGCGCTCTGCGCTCAAGAACTTCGGCGTCGCTTGCGGATGGGGCGACGATGCTGCGCCCGAGCCCGACAGCGACGACGGGAAGACCTACTGATGCGACGTCCCGGGATCCGCGCCTGCGTGGATCCCGGGCTTTGCCGTGAGGCCCGATGACCACCCTCGCCGACATCGAGGCCAGCGTCCGCGCCGGCACCGACCACGACACCGACACCCAGGTCACCCAGGCCCAGATCTACGCCTGGACCAACGAGGAGGTGCCGCTCCTGGTGCGCCGCCTCGCCAGCTCCATCCCCGATCGCTACACGGCCATCTCGCCCGGCTTCACCGTCGCGTCGGGCAACTCGCAGCTGCTCACCGCCGCGCCGACGAGCCTCACCGACTTCTCCCGCCTGCGCTGCGTCCAGCTCCAGGACGGGACCATCTGGAGCGACCTGCCGCTGGCCCCCGCCGCCAGCCCGGAGACCTCCGGCTATCTCGGCTTTCGCCAGCGCGGCGCCGCGACCGTGGATCTCCATCCCGCCGCGCTCCTGCCCGGCCGGACCTTCCGCGTGAAGTACCTCTACAAGCCGGCCAAGCTCACCGCCGGCGCCGATGCGGTGGACTTGCCCGAAGGCGCCGAGCAAGCCCTGATTGCCCTCATCGCCGGCCGGGTTCGCCACCGGGAGGACCTGGACGCCGGCTACTGGCAGGCCGAGCGCCAGCGCATCTGGACCGAGGTGGTGCAGTCGCTCATCCCGCTGTACGTCGGCGCCTCACAGGGCATCGTCGACGTGTCGGGGCGCTATTGACCGATCACGGAGGTGGACCGATGCCGAGCTCGATGCACGGCCGCAAGCAGCTCCTGGCCGACGCCGAGGCCGCGGCCGTGGAGGCCGCAAGGCTCGCCGAGCTGCCCGCCGAGGAGGATCCCGAGATGAGACCCGACTACGTCCGCATCCCTGGCGCCACCCCTGACGCCGCCACCCTGGAGACCAAGAAGCTGGCCGACCAGCTCGGCCCGATCTGCGCCGGCGTGCTCCTGGCCGGGGTCGCGGTCGGCACGGCCCAGACCGCCATCCCGCACGGTCTCGGCGCAGGGCCGACGTCCTGCCAGGTGACCCCCCGGGCGGACGCTCGCGTCTGGCAGCCGGCCCTGCCCGATGCCGTCAACATCTACCTGCAGGCCTCCGTGGCCGTCACCTGCGACGTCTGGGTGTTCTGATGCCGCTCGCCAAGCAGCCGGTGCAGGTGACGATGCGGGGGCTGGACACCCGCACCGGCACCAAGCTACTGGCGCCTGGCCGGATGACCCTGGCCCAGAACGTCCGCCAGCGCGAGCGGGGCGTCTACGGCAAGCGCTGGGGGGCATCGCCCTACGTCAAGACCGCCAGCTCGGGCACCATCGCGACGTCACTGGGCCTGGTCTCGGCCGGCGGCGCGCTCACCCTGCGCACGGCGGACTCTGCCTACACCTACGACGCCGTCCGCTCGCTGTGGCTCCTGCGCGGCGCGGTCTCGCGGCTCATGCCGTCGTACGCGCCGGCCACCAGCCGGGCCTACCCGGGCTCAGCCTTCGGCCCGATCAATCCCGGGTACAAGCCGTCCCAGATCAGCAGCGGGGGCTACACCTGGCACTTCTCGGGCCTGCAGGAACAGGCCGTGAGCGTCCTGGGCCAAACGCTGCACTCCTGGGTGTACCGGGTGGTCGACAGCGCCACCGGCGCGGAGATCGTCGGCGAGACCACCATCGCCACGGCGACCAGCTGGCAGGCCAAGGCGGTCGTCGCCGGTGGCTTCGTCTGGCTGTTCATGGGCACGGGCCAGTACATCTACGCGCTGAAGTTCAACCCGGCCGCCCCGACGGTGGCTCCGGTCCTGACCACCTACCTCGACACCGGCGGCGGCGCGGCGGTCTTCTACGCATGGGACGTGCTCGCCACCAGCAACGGCGGCGCCCTGGTGGCGATCATGGGAGCGGGCGCGGCCAACAACCTGTCCCGGCTCGACACGGCGACAGGCCTGGCCGGCACGCCGGTGACCATGGCGCCCGGCTGGGGATTCAGTGCCTTCGGTAGCCTGGCGTTCGTGAAAAACGAGACCGGCACGTCCGGCAACTACTACCTCTTGGCCATTGACGGCACCAGCAGCTCCTGGCGCTACCTCATCATCAATTCGACCACGCTGGCCATCACTGCCCCCGGGACCTACTTCGGCGTGGCGGCGGCCGGCTCCGGCAACATGGCCTGCGGCTACCGCGACCAGGGCAGCGGCGTCGTCGTCGCCTTCACCTCCAAGGCCGGGACCACGCCGGCCACGGACGTCATCTCCCGCAATGCCGTCGTGTGGAAGCGCGGCGCCAGCCTGCTGGGCGAGCCGTTCCAGGTGGGCGCGACCTGGTACCTGCCGGTCCTTTACGACGACAATGCCGCCAGCCTGCAGCGGTCCTACGCGATCCTGGATGCGACCACCGGGGCCATCGTGGCCCGCACGCTCTACGGTCTCGGCGGCTCGGTCTACCAGCACGCCAGCCAATTCGCGCCGTCGGCCCTGGATGCCAGCTGGATCACCCCGGTGACCGTTGCCGGCAACGTCGCCTCCCTGGACGTCGATTCGTTCGACGGCACCAACTACTCGTCGATGGCGCTGGCCTTCGACTTCGGTGCCGTCCCGTCTCCGCCCGCGGCCGTGATGCAGGGGCAGGCCTCGGTCATGGCCGGGGGCTGGCCGGCCTATCTCTCGGGCCGCGTCACCGAATGGCCGGGCCTCTTTCCCCATCCCCTGGTGGCCACGGAGGCCGCGCAGGCCGGTACCGGCCCCGCCGCCGGGACCTACAAGCTGGCCGCCTGCTACGTCGTGCGCGACAACTTCGGCAACCTCACCCGCTCGGCGCCGTCGGCCATCATCGCGGGGGTCATCACGACGGTGAACAAGTACATCTCCCTGCCGGTGCCCACGCTGCGCATGACCAACGGCGCGACGGCGGAGGTGTTCATCGAGCCCTACGTCTCGGCCGTCGGCGGGACCACGCTGTTCCGCCAGCCGCCGCAGCCCAACAATCCGACCATTGACTCGGTGACCTTCCAGCTCGGGTTCGGCACCCCGCTGCTCACCGGCACCGAGGTGCTCTACACCCAGTCCGGCGAGCTGGCCAACGATCCGCCGCCACCCTGCCGCCTCGTCGCCGCCTGGCGCAACCGCGTGCTCTGCTCCGGCACTGACGCCGCCGGCGAGGTCTGGCCGTCCAAGGAGATCCAACCGGGCAAGGGCATCGAGTTCTCGGGCGGCCTCATGTTCATGATCCCGGGGGATACCGGCGCCATCCGGGCCATGGGCCCCGTCGATCACAACTACTTCGCGTTCTTCAAGCAGGACGGCACCTGGGCCGTCAGCGGCACCGGGCCTGACAGCCAGGGCCGGGGCAACTACGAGCCGGTGCGCCTGGCCGGCGACCGCGGCTGCACCAACCCAGCGTCCCTTTGCAGCAGCAAGGCTGGCCTCTACTTCCAGGCGCTCGACGGCGGCATCTACCTGCTCGACAGCGCCCTGCAGGTCTCAGAGCAGGTCGTGGACGGCATGTACGGCTACCGCGCCCAGGCCGTCACCGGCGCCGTTGACCTGCCCAGCCAGCGCCAGGTGCGCTTCTACCTCGCGGACGGCACCGCGCTGGTGCTCGACTGGGGCAACGCCTCGGCCGAGAACCCCGTCGGGGAGTGGTACATCGACACCGGCGTCAACGGGGTGGGGGGCGCGACCGTGCACAACGACGTGCCCCACCACGCCGCCGCCGACGGCACGGTCGCGCGCGAGGTCAGCGGGCAGTGGTTCGACTGCACGGTGACGCCC